TGGCTGAATTGTGTAAAATGGTTTTGATTTACTTGGAATTTCCGACACCCAGTGCGGAGGCACAGGCCAGATTTCACTTACTTTACCTAATCCAGTCCTCTCGAGAATCCAAAAGGCTTCCCCGGATGGCAATAATAAATAAACTTCCGTAATATAAAATAAAACATATTCCGTTATTGTCCGATCTGTACAAGGTTTCTTTAACAAAGTTTCAACTGGATTATCTTTTAATTTTATTTTCTTTGTATCGCCTTTGTTATAAATCCCATACATAGAAGTTGCAACATCGCTTGCAATTTGATGCACAGGATTCATTCTCGGACTTTTATTATATAAATCAAACCAACCCTCAGTGCTCCTTTTAGGAGGTTCCCCATAAACAGGGGTAAATCTTGCTGCCATAGATAATAGTGATTGATTTGGAAGGCCTGTAAATGCTGCCTTAATCGAACTTATTCTATCCGATAATGTCATTTTTTGCTTCATTGCATTTATTCACCTACCTTTACTTAATGTAATATGATGGCTTCTTTAATGTTTTCCATAACTTATGCAATCCATCCGCAGCATCGTCATGTTTTGCTTTTGCATGATACTTTAATACTTCGTTATTATATTGGGTATTCAAATTATTAAATAATATATTTCCATTGTTCATATCGGGTTCCATCTGTAAGATACGATTATGCTTATTATCCGTTGACCTAAACCCTGTTACTTTTCTATAACAACTTTTTTCAACGAGATATTGTCTTAATTGCTCGGTTCCATCTTCTTTATATGTGTTTTCTTCAAATATTACCTCATCTATATCTGGATACTCATTTATAAACCATACTGTATGTTCCATAATGGCATTTAATTTGTGATTTTTTAATTGTCCTTCTCTTACTATTACAGCTCCATTTAAAAGTCCACCAAGAGTATAGGCTGTATTATCTAACCCCTTGCCCTCTGATGGGTCTATAGTCAGTTTTAAGCCGTTTATTTTAGGTGGAGTATCGTATAAGTTCTGCCAATATCTTTGCATTTTAAATGGCATATCAGAACTGTTTCGCGGTTCGCTCTGGTCCTCTTTCCAGAATGCATCTTCTCCAAATGCTTCACGATCAAGCATGACATTATAATATCCACCCGGATAAATTGTTTTATCTGCTGGCACTTTATCTTCCCATAAAACTTTACTATCTTTTATCATTTCTACCTTATGTTCTTGATAAAAATTCCAAGCATCATCAAACCGATTTTCATTTGCTATATTCCTATAAATCTTGCGCCATTCTTCCCATAATTGCTCATTCTCTGGAAATGATATAACACGTTTTAATATAAGCGATTTCCACGCTGGCATTTTTGTAACTCTTGCCAATAATGAATCTTCGCTTAAAAGAGTACCTATATAGAAAAAGTCTGTATTATACGTGCCTAAACGTCCTATTTCTTCATTAAAACATATTTCAAGTTTTTGTCTAAGACTTTCAGACTCCATGGTACTTTTATCCTCAAGGTCGTCAAGAATAATTAAATCGGGTCTAGTGTCCTTATTTATTCCTCTTAAGCCTGATTTCCAACCACTGCAACAAATCCATACACCATTTTTTAAACATATTTCCTCTGCATTCCATGATCTACCTTTTTGTGGTCCAAAATCTTCAACTATCGCTTGACTCTCTAATGCTTTCTTAGTTTTTTCAAGAAAGTTAGCTGAAATATCACCATTGGAACTTATAAAAAATATAAACTGTTTCTTTTTATATAAAGCTGACCATGTTGGCATTGCAAAACTACTAAATGTAGACTTACCATGCTCACGCGGCGCAATAATAGCCTGTTTTTCTCTTGCCTGTGATTCAATAACGTTTTTCAAAATATAAAGTATAGTCAATGAATATTCTGCAAATTCTCTCTCAAACTGGTCTGGTAAATATGCCTTGCAAAAATACTCTGGGTAAATTTCCCCCAACATTCGCCTTAATCCACCTGATCCAGTCAATGGAAAATTAGTTAATACCAATTCAGTATCATCACCGAAATGTTTGAATGCATATTCTATAAGTAAATCTTTTTGGTAATTATCCATTAAATCACAGCCTTTCAAGGCAATAAAAAAAGAGCCAATGCATTGAGATTTATACTCAAATACACTGGCTCCATTAAGAAGCACTAAAAAATATTTATTTCAATTTCTGTTAATATCATTTTTTCTGATAATGCAGTTTTGCCCGCTGAATAAATCCATACTACCTTACGGCATTCGATACAAATATTTCTATATATTGAATCCATTCCACTTCCTTTTATGTAATGTGATATTGTACGACCGCAGTTCGGGCATGCTACCTTTTCAAACTCAATCATAAAGTTTACCTTTCGCATTATTTAGACTTTGCAAACAGATTTCAGATATATCGCCTATGAATGAATACCAATCAATAAACTTCACTAACACTTGCATATAATCAGTGCAAAACATTGTTGCTTCCATTTCAAATTTCAAATGCACACTTTGAACCACATGCATAAGGAACTTTTGAAAGGTATCACTATATTTAGTCTGTATTTCCATTCTTGGTGCTATAACTTCTTGTCTAATTTCATTATATCTTTCTAAAGATGGCTTACTTTCAAGTTCTTCCTTATACTTTTTACATAATTCAGTCCCTTTTATGCAGTTATTTATAATTTCTCTTACTTCAACCTCGGTATGTTCAATAATTCCTCTTAGTCTTTCTGTGTCGTTTTTGGCCGTTGTAAATTGTGCAAGATTTTCTTGTATAATTTCAAGTGGGTTGAATGCTTCCGTTATATACTTTTCTATTGTATCGGCAAAAGTAGCAATTTCAGTTCCTTGTATATATGCGCCACCTTCAGTGCAGTTTATTACATGACCTTTATGTTGCGATAAATCCATTTCATATGCTTTTAAAAAGTTATACCACCCAGAATTAGTCTTTATTTCATCAACGTAATTGCCTTTTATATTAAAAATCCCTTCACCTTCAGAGGTAAAAGGAACAGGTGTTGCATGTGTTTCATCGTTTGGACCGTATGCCAGGTCTTGCCCGACTAATATAATTGGGTCGCATCCCAAGACCTCCGCAATCTTAAAAGCCATGTTGGAACTACTTAATTTTATATCCAGTATGCCCCTATCAATCTGTAACCATTTAAAATGGTCAAAATTGCGGTATACAATGATTTGTTTTCCAGTATATGATTTATATACATGATTAAATAAAACAGGACAGGCGGTCATATACACGTCTTTAACGGTATCTGGTTCGAACCCATCAAAGAATTGCTGCACCTCATGTTCACGTTCCAAAGAAGTAACCATATGCGGCTTAATTCCATTATCCATTAACAATTTAAAACTTGCATCTACGCTAATTATTAATGTTTTATCCTCAAGGTCCTTAAGTAGATGCATATTCTTTTTAAGACTAGGACCTGTTGCAACAATAACTGCGGGTTTGCCTTTAAACTTATCATATAAAAGATTAATTCCAGGATTATTTACAATTTCATTTACATTATCCAGCATATTTTCAAGTCCAATTAATGAATCTTCAGCACAATTACCATAGTTTTGTATCGTATGATAGAGAGATTCAAATAATATTTGCATTGCCTGTATGTAATAATCTTTACCTATTTTCATAGCCGGATACAAAAATACTGGCTGTGTAGCTCCACACATTAATGTCTCTTGGATATTTGCATGAAAATGTGTTCGTAATACTGTGTATAATTGACTTAGCGGGATTCCAATAAACAAATGTACTCTCGGATTGTTGATTATTTGCGTTAGGTCCGTAACGTTCATTGCAGCCATAAACATCTCAGGGTCTTTCTCGAATATGATAATTGCTTGAGACTGAAATTCTTTTGCTTTTACCGTCATGAAATACATTACTTCATAAAACAACCCGGCACCACAAAATACTGGAATCTTTACATTAGACATTTCAAATCCGGCAAGATTTTCTTCACAGTACTGTTGTATATTCCCTATATAATAAGTCTGTCCATTAACTAGGACATTAGGAATACAATTTTCATGCTGTACAAGTTGGTACTTTTGTCCAACTTCAACCATAGTTAACATTAATGCTAAATCCAGGTATCTTGTTTGTAATGCAGACCAATTATTTTTAAATATGTCTGGATTAATATTCATTATATCGCTCCAATCGTCTGTTTAATTTCATCTACTGTAAGGAACCATTCATTTGTACCGCTACTATACCCTGGTTCCATTTCCTCCGCTATCTTTTCACCCTGGCGCAATCCCACAATTTTATAAGGCATACCAAAAGCTGCAGCAAGGTCAACAATACGAATACTTGGCAATCTTGGAATAAATAACTCTCCACCTTGCATTTTTTGCAGACTATTTTCTACAAATCTCATTACATCTGGCATAAGGAAGTGAAACCGTGTCATATCAGGATGAGTTACTGGCAATTCTGTTGCACCTTGTTCAATAAGTTTTTTCCATATTGGTCCTATACTTCCATTACTTCCCCACACATTGCCATATCTGCAAATAGAAAACATAATATTATCATCTGCTGCTGTCGAATTTGCATTTAACCATAATCGTTCTGCCATTGCCTTTGATGTACCATAAGTATTGCAAGGATTCACAGCTTTATCAGTAGATATAAACAAACATTTATTAACTTTATTCTCTATACAAGCATCTATAACATTCTGTGTACCTTGAACATTAGTTAGCATGGCTTCACTTGGGTTATACTCGCATGATTCAAGGTCTTTTATGGCGGCAGCATGTATTACTATGTCAACATCTTTAAATGCTCTTATAAGTCTGTCACGATCTCGTATATCTCCAATAAAAAAACGAACCCAAGGCAATTCCCCAAGTTCGCTTCTAAGATTCTTTTGCTTTAACCAATCACGACTAAATATGATTAATTTTTTAGGTGGATTATTTTTAAGGTATTTTGCAAAGGCTGTTCCCATGCTACCAGTTCCACCAGTAATTAATATTGTCTTGCCATCAAAAATATTTTTAGGCTTATCTTTAATCGGTTTATCAGGACAACCATGATGATTAATTCCATCACAACCAATATTTATAAATCTTATGCATTTATCTGTATATGGACAACTATCTCCTATGTTCATATCCTCGCTCCTTTATTATTTTATAGTATTTCTGCTAATTGCGATGGAGTTCTTGCAAATGGTCCAGCATCTAACCCAATAGAATCATCAAGTTTATAATGCCATTCAATAATCTCAGGCTGATATCTATACCATAGCCCAAAATTAGTGGTATGGTCTGATATTCCAACCTCTTTGTAACATGAAAATGGACCCGATGATAACATCTCAAATTTAGATTCATATTCATTTATTGTAGATGGATATTTTGAAACACATACCATTACCATTATGTTTTGACTATAGATCATTCCTTTTACGTCTTTTGAATCTCCATAACTAACATATATAGGTATTTTCCTTGGAATTTCACCTATAATCCAATCTAAGTCGCGATTATTAGCTATTTTTATAAAAGGCACATCATATTCCAATAAAAAATCCAGTGAGTTTTTGTCAAAAACACTGGAAGTCACTTTATAACCTAATCTTGTACCATATTGGTAGGCATAATCAAATACATCTGGTAGTAGTGGTATATTGTCGCCAGCTTTCTCAAAAAGTTGCCATTTACAGATAATCTCGTGTTTTCTTGTGTCTACTGTTTTTAGTTCGTCATACATACGTTTTATGTATGCTTTATTATTGTGACTTGTGTTGCCGGAACCAAAATCCAATATAATAGTACTCATTATTTTATTGCTCCTTTTATTTTATTTTTCTTTCATTTCTTAATAGCATGAAAAATAATCCAACTAATACTCCAAAAATAAAATTAAACATACTATCTCGCTCCTTTTCCTATAATATCTCTAATAGGTGTATCCCAACCATTGGTTAAAAGATATTTATATTTTTCTTTATCTTTTGAGTTATGATAGGAACCTTGTTTATATCTCTTTGCTTCTCCTTCTCGTACATAAGGCCATACTTTTGTAAATAAGTCCACTATGCATATAGAAAGTTTGTTGTAAAATGTTCTTAACGTATCGTCAATATCATATTTTAAGTATCTCTGAGCAATAATGTCACCAGTATCAAATCCTTCGTCCATGAAGTGTATTGTAACTCCCTTTGGCGTATTGTCTAAGAAACTCCATAAGTTAGGATCGGCTCCGCGATTCCAAGGCAAGTAAGAAATATGCAAATTAATAGCCCTATCCTTGAATCTATCAAGAATGGGCTTTCCTATTTTGTGTCTATATCCATAACTTACTATCCAGTCTACACCTTCTAGTAGTTCGTCTGTCAATGGTTCTATTGTCTGTGTAATTTCATCACCATATCTAAGTAAATATTCCATTAGGTGAATATGTGGACTAAGAAACAGAATTCTCATTGTATCGCTCCTTATTAAAGTTTATATAATAACTATCATAATATTTACCATTCCAATATTTGCGGTTAGGTAATGTAGTAATCGGTACATATGTATTTATATGATGCATATATTCGTTTATCCAAAAATGCTTATTAGGATTGCAGTCATAAACCTCGGTGAAGATATTCTCCAAATTCATACTCATAAAGCCTTCATGAAGTAATAACCGTATTGCTTCTTTGCCATATTTATCCATAATATATTCAGGATTTAATATTAGACTTATTTCTGCATTGCGATTTTCCCAGGATATATTCTCAAGACCACACATGCCGATTAATGAAGGATATATATTGCCTACTTCTGCAAATATTCCCCAAAACCTAGCATTAGAATTACGATTACATATAACATCATGGTAAAACTTTTCTTGCATTTCCTGTGTCAAAAAGAAAGGCGTCCTCAACATTTCGATCTGTGAGTTACGCCATTGTCTTACTTGTTCTAAATCCGTTATGGATAAAGCTTTTAGTTTCATGTTACTCGCTCCTTACTTTTCAATATTCTTCTTTAAAACTGGAACATATTCCTCAGCAAATTTAATCAATTGTTCTTGAGTAAATCCAAACTTATCTTTTAATACCTCCATAGATGTAACTAGACAAGTCCCCATTATTGCTTCTGTTTGTTTATTTAGCCATTGTTCATAACCTTTTGGTATATTGTTCATATCTTCGCTCCTTTATTATTATTTCTCGCTCCAATATTTAAATAGCCCCGGGATAACCGCGGAGCGATTGCGGTATTTCGGTGATAACCGTCCCGGTGCTAAAGATTAACTGTTACTGATGCGCTAATTGGCATTGCTTCATTGTTTGCAGCATTCCAAAATTCACTTCTTACCCATTCAGGTAATATTTGATCTAAATGTTCTCTAAATAATAAATATAGATTTAAACTAATCCTTTTACCGGCAAAGAAGTAAGCAGGATTAATATAGAACTCTTCGCTTTCTATATCTCCATATTTTCTTATTTGTGATTGCATTATGCCCAACTGAATCATCTTTTCTATAAACTCTTTACCACGCTTACTCGATAATCCAATTATTTCAATTAACTGTGTTCCTGTATAGGGTTTTATTCCTATTCTAGACCTATAACCCAACATGTTAGATGTAGCAACCATTAATTTTGCTAACCGTGCCATTTTGCCAATTTCACTATCAGTCATTTCATCAGGGAATTGTACATCTGCAAATATTTTAGCACCAAGTTTATGACTAGGTACTTTATATCCTTCATCAGTTAAAGTATCTTCAATATATTTTCGCTTCTCAGATAGTAATTCACCTTCTGAACTTATGTTTTTAACCACTTGTAACATATTGACCTCCTGGACATTTATGTCTAAATCATACCCCTATTTTGGACAAAAACGTCCAACTTATTAAAACCTTGTATACTTTGATACTGTAAGGTTTAAGGCTAATTTTTGAATCATTCGTGTCATATTGAGCTATATAGTAGTATATGTCAGTTGCACAATCACTCTTTTTATTTTAGCAAAAATTTTTTAAATTAAGGGTTTAGGTAGAATTATATTCACTTACTAGCATAACTTTTAGCAACCTAACCCCTTTTTGTATGGTATTATAAAAGTAGACTGTAACTTCTTTAGTTTTTCATTTAACCTATGACATAGGCATCTACAATTAAGCCTTTTTATTTGGTAAAAATTTTTAGACGGTTAATCCCCAGCCCATCCCAACTTAACAGGACAAACAGACTCCCCGCCCTATTCATACTATTATTATATGTTTACTTGATTATACAAAATAATAGTTATGTATAATCGTTATAAAGCCCTATAACTTAGTAGTACCAACGCTTTTAGGCTTCTTTAACTCATTTATCTTTGCTTTAATATCGTCATTAGTAAGCTGATCACTAGATGTAGTGGTGTTGACTTCTATTTTATCTACCCAACCAAAGTTATTCTTAAGGTTGAATATAGCACCAATAGTATTCCATTTGCCACTAAGAGAGCCTTCTTCTATGCATGATTCAACTCTAGCCTTAGCTTCTTTTATCGTTTCGGCATACTCGCTTTTTTTACCATATTCCCATAATCTATCTTTAGCAATACCAAGATAAACGCATATACCAGACATAGTATAAGGTCTAGGTTTTTCTCCTTCTGGTCTATCAGCATTATATCTATCTATATGAGCAAAATAATCGTTAATTCCCGCTTGTAAATCTTCTGGCGTTTCAAATATTCTTGGTTTTCCTCCCTTAATAGGTACTGTCATAGTTAATCACCTACCTTTATTTGTTTTTAACAATAAGAGTATAATTCTTCCATTGGTACAAGTACATCATTTTGATTTACTTTCACCCTTATATTTTTATTAGCAATGTCAACATACAGAAATGATTCCACGTAATTTTTGAATTGAACTGTAAAATGATGTTCATTACTTTTAGATAGTAAATAGCCTGTCCTACCGTCAACAATTACTTTCGTACCTATATCTATATCATTTATTAATTTTGTCTTATCTCTACCGCAGTATTTAAATTGTGTTCCTGTACATACCCAAGGGTGTAATTTACTTGTCTGGAATGAATTTTCTCCACAAACATTACATTTTCTTGAAATCATTTTTCAATCCCCTTCCTTTATCCTTTGTCTACTCAATATAGTTGCCAATCCTTTTTTAACCGCCAATATATCACCTTGTTTCAACTTACCTCTTAATGTATTGTATTGCTGTTTGGTTAAACAATTACGATAGTTGTTAAGATATTGTATATGTTCTTTTATCATGGCATATCTTTCAACCATGCTAATACAATATTCTCATCTACCTTCTCACATACTGGACAACTATGTTGGTCATATCCTAGTGATTGGAAGAGGGGCATTTGGTAAATTGGTTTGATATAATGCTTCTTGACTTCAAACTCAGATCTTTTTTTATAGTATTCAAATTCTGATTCGTTATAACTCATCCATGCATATCTATAATAAGCGGGGTCACAATCTGGTCTAACATCAATATTAAATGAGTTTGCTGCATAATATCTTATTTTCTTCAATATACCATTCAACTTCTTCAACTGTTCCCTAGCTATTGCTGCTTGAATTTCTGTCATTCTGAGATTAAGTCCAACTAACTGAGTATAAACATCAGTCATTAACCATTGTTGTGTTTCATTAGATTGTCTATATATATCATTGATAACTGCCTCTGAGTGGTTTGCAACAAGTCTTAATTTCATTGCCAATTCATCGTCATTAGTTACAACAATCCCGCCTTCACCGCAATGAATATGTTTATGGAAGTTTAAACTGAATACTCCAATATCTCCAAGTGTACCGGCATATTTGCCTTTGTATTTAGCTCCTATCGCTTGCGCTGTATCTTCTATAACATATATCTTATGACCATATTCTTTACCTTTGCGTTCTGCTAGTTCATTAATTGCATCAGCATTATAAGGCATACCAAATAAGTCAACTACTATAATAGCCTTTGTACGCTCTGTTATGCGTTCCTCAATCGATTTTACATCTAGGCAGTAGTAATCTTCTTCTATATCAGCAAAAACAGGTTTAGCGCCAAAATGAAGTGGAATTGATGCACTGCATGTCATACTATATGGTGTCACTATAACTTCATCGGGGTGATATTCTGTAAAACATACTTCTTCAGGAATAAATATATGTGGATTTGGTTTATAATAGTTTTTACGTTGGATTGTCTGATAATCTTGTTGTAATCCTATAGCCGCACATGCCATCCATAAGCCAGAGGTAGCAGAATTACATGCTATTGCGTGCTTAACTCCAAAATATTCCACCCATTCTTTCTCTAGTGCTTTTATTTCTGGTCCTCCGTAGAAATCATCTCCCCATGCTCCACGATAACCAGATAATATTCCACTGTCTAATACTCTTAATACTGCGTTTCGCTCCTCAATACCTATCATTATTCTTTTACCTCCACTTTATATTTATCAGGAATATTATTTAGCCAATGAGTATCAATAAAATATAAATTTAGCCCTTTTAAAATCTCTTTTAAATCTTCGATTGATTCTATGGCTTCAATATTTATTTTATATACTTTGGGTTGCTTTAATGTGGAATTGTTTATACGTAAAACACTTTTTTCGTCCCAAGTACTCATTATTTTATTCCCTCCATCAACTTATAACATATTTACAATGCTTTTAAAGTAGTTTATTCCACTTCGTATTTTCCTTTTAATGCTTCAATTCTATCTTGGCTTTCTTTTATTTTTTGTTTTTCATAATCTATATTTTCTTTTGCATATTGTTTCATTTTATTTGCATGACTTATTTTTGCAAGTTCTGGTATTTCTACTTCCATCCAGTATTCTGGATGCCTAGTAATATGAATATCATGTGAAGTATTATAACAAATTTTCCCATTACCATTGATATGAAATTTTCCTACTTCGATTTTATTTCCTGCGCAGCATAATAGGAGTTTGTTTAATGGCGGATGCAATGATGTATCGTTCCCACAAATACAAGTTTGGTTCCATTCATTCATTTTTATCGCTCCTTTATTATTCTTTTTTCATTAATTTAAAGCATATTTCAAGGGCATGTAATGCTTGTTCTCCTGTACATTTCAACTCTTCTTTACCTTCAAGGAAATTGTATGCATTTTCGACTATGTACCAATGACTTTTGTCATAGTAGTTCCACACTGGCATATCACCAACACGCGTTTCAATCCATCCGATTCTCATTCCGATTGGATCTTCAAATTCAACATATAACTCCCATACTCTTTTATCTGTTATTGTAGATTCTATTATTTTATAATTTTCTAATCCTATCATATTAAAAAAGTCTATAGCATGAGTAGCGGTATGTAACCAACCTCTATTGAATATGCATAATCCATCTATAGGTTTTGTGTCTCGTTTTAAACAATCATAGTATGGCAAGAAGCGTCTAGTGTAATTAATCATCAAAGGAATGTTCTTCTGTTTATACAACTCAACAATTTCTCTAGCCTGTTCTAAATCCTCGCATATTGGCTTTTCGCATATAACTAACTTTAGTGGATATTCTGCAAGTTGCTTTAATATTTCATAATGGGTATTGTCTGGTGTTGTTATAATTGCAACATCTATATCTCCATATTCACAAATATAATTAATATCGCATTCAGAATAATAACAATCCCATATTTCAGATGCTTTTTTCGATTTTAATTTGTTCTTGTCGTAAAATGTAATAGTTTCAAATCCATCATGTTCTTTAAACGCATGTGCAAAACTAATTATCTTATGCTCATTACCGCTTCCCGGTTGGTCTGCCTCGCTGCCCTGTCCCCCGGCTCCGATTATCAGAACATTGTACTTGTTCATTCTGTTTCGCTCCTTCATTTTTATGTGTAGAATACCATTCTTCAAGTTCTTGAAAGTAATCCTTACGAACTATCTTACTTACTTTTGCATATTCTCCAGGATATGTATCTATTAAGTTAATGACTTCCTGACAGGTTAAAACCATATTATATCCTTGACTTTCAAAACCATACAACCAGCGAATAAGTTCAAGATCCTCTGGTGTATCTAAAGTTATATCAAGGTCAGGCCTGTTTTCTTCTGGCAAAGCTATAATATTTGAATAAGTATAGTTTAATTTGCCTTTAGGATTTAAATAACACCATGTACTAACATGTTGCCTATCTATAGGATTGTCAACTTCATTATTGATTCGTTCTAATGTATCCTTGTTAAATATGCGAATATCATACCCTCTTGGAAACGAACGTTCTATAATGTTGCTTGTAATATCACATTGTATATGCAAGTGGTCATCAACTAAATAATCTATATGTTCCCAATCAATAAGTGGACAGTCAGCTGTGACCTCAACTATTACGTCAATATTATATTTTCTTGCTGCATTTAACACTCTGTCCAATACATCTTCTTCGCTACCTCTAAAATAATTACAGCCTAACTTTTCGCATAATTCTACAATTACATCATCCGCAGGATTTGTTGTACAGGCTACTATTACATCATCAAGTGTCTTTGATGCTCTTAGCCGTTCTATTACTCGTTGCAATGCTGGTTTACCGCATATATCAATAAGTGCCTTGCCAGGTAATCGTGATGAAGTTTGCCGTGCCTGAATTATTGCTGATACTTTCATTTTTAATCGCTCCTTATATTATTGTTTTTACCAAATAAAATATATTTCGCTAAATCCATATAATAATTGTCAATTCTTTCATGTATTTTGCATATACATCTATTGCATATATGATTGACTTCTTCATCCTTATAAAGCAAACTTTTTTTATTATGAAGTATTCTTTTTATCGTTTGCGTTAGTACAGTTTCAGTTTTCCAATAACATGATATTTCTTCAACATATTCGTCATAATCTAAAATTCTATTATTTGTATCTTCAATATAATTACAAATATCACATTTTTTCGTGTTCATATTATTCGCTCCTTATTTTTAGACAATAAAAAAAGACCTAGCCTACCAAATAAGGTAAACTAGGTCTGCTAGAGACGCTTTATTTTAAATTGATTATTCCTTTGCTTGTTGTAACTATATGTATTATTTCTTTGCATTTAGGACATGTCTTTTTTACTTCTCCATTGGCTTCAAGTAATAATTTATTACAATTTGGGCATCGTATTTCGGTAATTCCATTGAATATATTCAATATTGTCACCTCATTTTAATATTTGTCTATATATTTTTGCTGACTTAAAACAAATGCCGCTAATGCTTTTATAAATCTAATAGAAAATCCATTAGGTACAGTTTTTATTGCTGTTTCTTTATAAGTTTCATACACAAACCATTCTGGTAAATTATTAAAAGTTTTATAAATTTTATTATATCCATTATAAATTCGTCCTGTAATTTCACATTTTCTTTTAATCATTCCACAATAAGAAGTAGGTGTAGGAGTTTTTACGCTTTTATTTATATGAATAGTAACAAATTTCATCATAAACCCTTTTGATTGTAAAGATTCAAGTGCAATAATAGCATTTTTAAGATTTTCCTTCGTTATCGGAGCATCTAATATTCCTTGTGCCTTTGCCAAAGTTGATTTCATGTTGTTAATTGTCGTGAGCCGATTATTTGCAACTTGTTCGATTTTTTTATATTGCGTTAATGAAACCATATCTTTTATTTTCATTATGTTACGCTCCTTTTATTATTATTTTTTTAAGTAAATTAAATAAATTCACAAATGCTTTTCTTTCCTCATTATCTGAATTTTCTAAAATATCAGGATATTGTTTTAACTTTTCTTTAAGTGATTTTGTAAGGAAATCAGCCACAACAGGAACACATATAGCGTTTTTAAAATTTGCCATCAATTCGGCTTCTGCAATAGTTTCATTTAATATCTGATTAAATTCATCATCTTCCTCAGCACAATTGTTTTCCTCAGTTAAAAACGAAAAATCCACCGTAGTTTCGGCAGATTTTATTTGCTTTACCTCTTGTTTTGGTTCTTCCTTTATCTGTTGTTGTATTGGCTTACCATCTTCAGTACGTTTTCCTTTAACAATTTCATAGGCTGTATGTATTCCAATTTCTTTGCTATCCATTTTCTCTATAATTTTTTTATTTCCATTCTCAACAACACTTTTTGCTCTACGGTAAGATTCCCTTTTCATTCCGACTTTTTTCCCAACAATTTCATTTGTTGTTCCCATGTCAGTCTGATAGACCCCATGGGGTTTATCTGTATTATGATTATGTGTCAGATTAGATAATCGTCGTTCTTCTGCTTTTATTCTTTCTATCTGTTCTAATTCTAATCCATAAGTTACGCGCTCGGATGGTGTAAATTCTTTACGCTTTTCATTTTCTTCAATTTCACATAAAAGTTGTTCTTCTCTATCTATTGCTGTTTTTATTATTGCGCTTATTTCTTCTGCCCCAAGTAACGTAACAGCTTTTAATCTTCGTTCACCTGCAATAAGAATATTGTCTGGAGTTATTACGATTGGTTGCAAAAGTCCATGTTCTTTTATACTTTGTGCAAGTTCTTCGATATTCCCATAATCTTTTCTTATACGATTTTCTATTTTAATATCTTGTATTTTTATTTTTTGGATTTCCATTCCCTTTCGCTCCTTGTATTATTATTTTTAGGCATAATAAAAGGACGTTTTCACGTCCCTAAATTTTTATTATCTTCTTGTAAACTTTTAATCCATTCGTCTATTTTATCTAAATCATATAAATATCTTCTTATACCCGGCAAAGTAAAATAAGGTATTTTTTTACGTCTTGTTAACTCTGCTATAGCCCATTTGCTTAATCCAGTATATTCTACAATTTCATTTTGATATGCTATCCTTCGCATAATAACACCTCTTTATAAATTTGATGTTATTATACTATAATTATATAAATAAATCCTTATTTTCATTAACGAAAGTGTCATATATCCGTTTATATTCCTTAGGTTCCTGAATCCACATAGAAGAATGATATTCATTATATCTATAATGTGAATCAGCGCCATGTTCAGCCCATTCAGCAAGCGAACTAGGCTCTTTGTAGCCGTATTTTTTTGCTTCATCACACATTTCAGTGTTTGGAAGAGGCATGAAGTAGGTCGTACTGATATAGAAATTAGGATTTATAGCTTTAATCTCTTTGATATATTCAATAGTCTGCTTAATATCCTCAGGTGTTTCGCCAGGTGTTCCGAAAATCACACCAGAACACATTTTTATTGGATACTGGCTCATTATCTCAGCACACTTTTTATAGTTCTCAAGATGATTGCGTCCTTTTTTCATTCTATCAACTACTCTTTGGCTGCCTGATTCTAAACCTATTGTAATTTGCTTTAAACCACTATCAACAATGCTGTCTAATATATCTTTTGGTGTTCGACATATCTCATCAGCACGCGCATCGCATATCCATTGTAGGTTATGCTTTTTCATCAAATTAGCAATAAAAAAAGCCCTTGATGGTATAGTCAGGACTGTAGCATCAAAGAACACTACTTCACGGAATTTATGTAATTTCATTAAGTTATCAATATCTCGTTCGACTTTGTCTAGTGGAATAAAAATAAGTTTACTTCTTGTTTTCGTTGCGCAGAATGTGCATATACCAGGACACGAGTAACTGCTTATGTAAATAAATCTTTCAGTCGCAGGATTCACATACTTTTCAATATCCACAAGACTCCACGGTAATTCATATTCACCAGTTTCAATATATCCTACTGAAACATCATCTATATGTTCATCTTCTAAACATTGTTCTGGAAGTAATGTTACATGTGGGCGACCAAGTGTTATTTTTTTATGTGGAAACAATCTTTTAATATGTTTTATTAATCTATATGCATCAGAAATTTGATAACCAGTATAAGCCGTAAACATTATTTCATCCGCCCATGTTATATTTTGCCATTCTAACGGCTTTAATCGTTCATCATGTATTCTTACTTCTGCACCGTGATTAATCCAATATGAGGCAACGCACAAAGCAGAATAGGGCATATAATGCACCGATTTCCATTCTTCAAGTTTTGGAAATATTATTAATATTTTTTTCATACTCCGCTCCTATATATGAATTAATTCTGTTTAACATAGTTTCTTTGAAATATTGTTCGTCAAAAAAGCATTCCGATATAGGATTAACTATTATTTGACCGCCAAATCCACGCTTAAATAGGCTTATATTACGTTCTTTTTCTGTTGGTTGTATAATTAGACTATTATAATCTTGACTACCTAATTCATAGGTTTTTACGCCTCTCTGACGCAATATATCAAATGTTACTGATTGCAGATAATGACTGACATTATATTGTTTATATTCGTCAAATGTTGCTGACATAAAGTAATAAGCCCAATCCCCATAATGAAGAATATATATATATCCGGCAGTATTTCCCTGATATGTTGCTTTTAATAATGTTCCATATCCTGAATCAATCCAATTTTCTAATATTTCAAATGTCTTTTCAGGTCTAGTAGTCTTTCCGGCTATTTTAAAATAATCATACATAAATATTTTTGTTCCATACATAATCTCATATGTTAAATATTTTTTAGCCTTTTTGATACATGACTGATGACCTTTACTTAGTTTTATATTGTCTAAACCTAATATACAAGTATATTCACTTATGTTTAAATAACTTTTTATCTGCGAATTTACTTGAATCCGCTTGATATTATATTGTTGTGCCAAATCCTTGACACGTTGCAATATTTTTTTATCATCATCGAATCCAGGTGAATAAAATTCCTGTCCCTCTTGTACCAATGGCACAAATTTTCCATCCATAAGAAAAGAATGGTTTATAATATCCACTCCGATTTTACTATTTAATAAATACTCTAACCATTCTTGTGTTTTAAAAAATCGCTCCATATTTTACCTCAGTTAATAAAATTAAAAGACCTAGCGATCTTTACTAGGTCTTTTAGAAAGGGGGTTATGTTTTTGTGAGGTTATTTTTAATTAATGCTTTTGACAATACTATTATACCCCTCTGAATTAATAAAACTAGATAGTTTTCATATAATTTTCATATAATTTTTATATAATTTTTAATATTGATTCAAATTGATCATAGAATGGGGTTAAAATATCCTTTAATTTAATTATTGCATCTCCATTCATTTGTTGTAATCTTATCTCTGTTAAATCATTTTTTTGTGGAAATTGTTTATTAAAACTTATTGCAATATTTCTCCAAGTCATGCCATCAAAGTACTTACATTCGATAATATACTTTTCCCATGTTGTCAATCCATTTAATGATTTTTCAATCTGTTCCATTTCTAACTTAGGCCAGAATAACCTTGACTTTTCTTCTTTGATTAATTCTTTTATATCTTCTCTGGAACACTCTATAGAAACGATGGCCCTCTCTGTTGGTGATCCGCTTCTATTTGGTGAACGTGGCATGCCTAATTCACTCGGAAAATTCATTTCAAAGATATTTTCTCCAGATTCTTTTAACATGGTTTCATATGCTAAGATTCTAATTTCTATAGTTTCAACGATAGATTTTTGTTTTTTATAATTCCTTAGTGCTTGTTCAATATTCATTGTATACCCCCTTATTTTTATTTGTTGCGTATAACTGCTAGTTAGCGTTAATCAATTCATTCTCAATTTGCTCTATTCTTTTCTTCCAACATTCATAACAATCAGAATCTTCACCACAACAATTAGTGAACTCTTCTTCAAATGCATCAGATGTGCAGTAATTATGACTATACTTTTCAGCTATTACTTTTACTTCCTCGCCATCTTCTAATAACTCAATTATTTCTTCTCTCATATAAGCCTTCTTTCTGCGGTTCTCCGCTAATTAAATAAACTCAGTTATATAATTTTCTCCATATTTTTAATCATGCGGTCTAAGTACCAAGCAGCCTTTTTTAAATCTTCCAATCCGTTTTTATGCTTATATCTACTTATGTACTTGATAATGTTTCCGACAAAATAACCTTGTAATGCCTCCTGAGGTAGTTTGTCCTCTATATACTCAATAACCTCAATAGCACCTGTACAATAGTGACTAGGATGATTTACATTATCTTTCTTATGTTCATGTTCTAATGTCTGCCAATTAGACGGTATTAGATTTGACTTAGCTATTACACAACTTTCGCATAAATCTGTATTCTGATTCTTGCAGCTTCCACAACCGTACATATTCTCACCTTATCCTTTCACCGCTTTATTGGGTTTATAGTCAGCACAACTATGGGTAGTGTTGTTATACTCCATTTTTAAATCACATATAATATAGTCAGGGTTATAATCAGGATTGCTCAACTGCTTTTTGCTTTTCCAATAGCAAGTACTACAGTTCTTATCTGCCATATACCTCACCCTTTCAACATGTTATTTCAACTTAGCGTATTACTTCAGCTATTATGTTGGTCTTGGATTATCTTCTAACCACTGATACCATGCATCACCTGTCAATGTTCTTCGAGCTTCATCACGTTTGTTCTGCCATTCGGCAATCATGTCATATCTTCGAAACACCTTAGCCTCAGCCTCTGTAATCTGAGTTTTCCATTTCTCTAACAATTTTGGTTTATACTCTTCGAATTGGAGTTCTGGAAGCCTGATACTCAAATTGTCGTAAGCTTTATCATCACGGTTTAACATTGGTTTTAGTAGGTTTATATAATAGATTTCATACAGATACATATCAGCTTCCGATTTACAACTTGCTATTTCAATTCTTGTTACAGCATTGATGCTGACTTTTTTATGCATTGGTTTAGCGAAAAAATGTCCTCTGATTCTCGCTGATATGGGCTGTGCTGTCCGTCCAAGATAAACGCAGTCTTTACCATAATAGAATTTATAAAGTATAAATGTTTTGATAGTCCTCACTCTCCTTTGCAGAGTCTCGTAGATTAGCGTACCTGTTCCTTTATTTCTTCTTGTCCTTCCAGCTTCTTAACTTTTGTTCCATGTATCCACCAGTTAAACATTTGAATAGGTGTTTCAAATTTGGGCTTTTTGCCTTTTTTAATTCTTCTGGGTATATATTTCACTAAGAATCTCGCAATAGCTCTCAAATAATTTTCTTTAAATTTAGGCCACCTTGTAAATTCTTTTATTCGTCCTAAGTCCGCCATAGGACAACCAATACAACCTAATCTGTCAAAGCCTTCATCATACAAGCAGCAGTATTTCAATTG